CATGTGCCCATCGAACGCTGGGCCTCCCACCGAGACCACCACATGCTTCGCTGTCGAGGATGTCGTGCCGGCGCGGGTGTATCGGGTGGAGGTGAACGCGGATGGCAGAATCTTGTTGAGGTTTCCCGCTCTGAACACGACCGGGAACCTATTCCTCGACACCGTTAGCTGGCAGACCCAGTAAGGAGTGACCATGTCCACCACCGAGCCTCCCGCCGAAGAATCCGAGACCCTGTTGGACCCATCATCAGGCGAGCAAGTCCAGGCTGAACCAGCACCCGAGCCGGCGGAAGAGCCTGAGGCCGCTCCTCCCGAAGAGGTTGCCGACGATGAGTGAGAACGTCGCAATGGGCGGGCAAGACCAGCCAGAGGGTCCGGTTAGCGAGCAGCCTCACATGGACGCTGACGATGTACGAGGGCCTGATGGTGAGGAACTGAAGTGGCCCGAGCCGCAGGACGAACCTGGCGACTGGATGGAGCCGGGAGAGTCTGAGTACAACGACGGCACACCGGGGGCCGTAGAACCGGAGATGGAGGGCAAGACGCATGGCACTTAAGCGAGTCGGCATCCCCAGCCCCAACTACTCCAGCCGGGGCGGCTCCAAGGTCAGGTTGATCGTGATCCATACCGCGGAGGGAGCGACGACGTACCAGTCGTTGGGTTCATATTTTCAGAACCCGGCCTCCGGTGTGTCGAGCCATGTAGGCATTGATGACACCGCCAATACGGTCGGAGAATATGTTGGTAGGTCGAATAAAAGCTGGACCGCCTGTAACGCAAATCCGGTGGCCGTACAGGCGGAACTCTGTGCATTTGCGGCCTGGTCGACGGCTGAATGGAACAACCATCAGCAGATGCTCTCCAACTGTGCAGCCTGGATCGCTGAGGAGTCGGCGGCGTTCGGCATTCCCATCGTCAAGCTCAGTGCTGCCCAGGCTCAAGGCGGCTCTGCCGGTGTCTGTCAGCATCGAGACCTGGGCAGTTGGGGCTGCAATCACTCTGACTGCGGCAACGGGTTCCCCATCGATCAGGTGATCTCCATGGCTACCGGGAATCCAAGTCCTGGACCGACTCCCCCCACACCGACCCCCTCTCCACCTGGGCAGGCTGCTCCAGCGTTTCCCTACCCGAGTGGTCACTACCTGGGGCGACCATCCTCCGACCCATATTGCCATTCCGGCTTCTACGGCGGCGTGGATAATACGAACGTACGCACATGGCAGCAGCAGATGAAGAAGCGGGGCTGGAACATCGGTGTTGATGGCTGCTACGGAGATCAGAGCTACGGAATATGCAGGAGCTATCAACAGGAAAAAGGCTTGTCAGTTGATGGATTAGTCGGGCCACAAACGTGGTCATCTACCTGGACGAGTCCTATTACCTGACCTAGCCGATGACCTGGACAGTGGATGATAACATAGCCATGTGGCCTACACCAAGAACCCCAAGTCAGCCTACGAACGAACCATGGCACGAACTCACTGGGAGGGGGACTGCTTGATCTTCGACGGCTACAAGGACAAGTTCGGATACGGGTGTGTGAGGGATGGCAACTACATCCGCAAGACACACGTTGTCGTCTACGAACATGAAGTCGGGACCGTCCCGAAGGGCATGGTTGTCGATCACGCAATGTGCAACCGCACCTCCTGCGTGCGCTCCGACCACATGGAGGTGATCACTCCAAGCGAGAACTCCCAACGCATGAACAGGCGAGTTCACGGTCCACTACCGATGACCGTTTGCGCCATCTGTGGAAGATCGTTTCGGACTCGATGGAGATCACTGGAGTTTCCCAGACAGTTCTGCTCCAGAATCTGCATGGATGTCGCATCCGGCCAGCGAACTCTCGCCATGTACCAGCATACGTGTGAGGTCTGTGGTGATGTCTTCGATTCCCCAAAACGACAGCAGAGAACCTGCGGATGGTCATGCAGAGGGAGGCTTGCAGCGAGCAGCAAGAAAATACTCAAGCTCCAATAACATAGAGTCACCACGATGGCTGGTCAGATCCAGACAGGTTCTCGTGTTCGCGCTGGGTGTGTGGATGATCATCTACTCGGTGAGAGCGTCCAGCAAGAACATCGCCTACATCATCGCCGGGTTCATACTGGTGGGCATCATCCCTGTGGAGGAAGTGATCCGGCACGCCGCCCAGATTTCGGATAGACGCAAGGAGCGTAAAGACGCACGTCAATCACCGACCTCATCGCCCTCCTCACCGGAGTCGCCGGGATCATCACTGCCATAGGCGGCATACTGCTGGCCGTGAGGGCAGTACGGAACAAGGAGCGTAAGTCAGCCAAGGAGGACTTGGACACTGTGAACGTCATGCTGTCTGAGGAGCGGCGGTTACGGATCGAGTCCGAACAGCGCAACTACGAGTTGATGATCCTGCTGGCCGAACACGGCATCAAGCCACCGTTGAGGCAGGTCACAAATGAGAATCCTTCGTAGGATCGGCAGACTCTTCGTATCCGCCTGGTTCTGGCTCATCATCGCCGGGGGGCTGCTTACGACCTCGTCACTGTTCCTGGTCTACGGGCATCCTTCCAGTGCCTCGACCACACCAGGGCCGAGAGGCCCCCAGGGAGTGCCAGGATCAATCGGGCCGGCAGGGCCGCAAGGGCCGAAAGGGGACAAGGGTGCAACCGGAGCCACCGGAACCAACGGAAGCTCAAGCGCAGGCAGCGGAGGCGGGACTGGAAGCACAGGAGCTACGGGCGCGACGGGAGGAGTGGGAGGGACGGGAGGGACAGGAGCCACCGGCTCGACGGGAGCCACCGGGGAAGCTGGCGCGACGGGCGGCACAGGAGCGACTGGAGCGACGGGCGCTACAGGCAGCACAGGACAGACGGGTGGGACGGGTGCAGTTGGCCCACCTGGAAGTACCGGACCTCCTGGCCCTCCTGGGCCTGCCGGCGCTACAGGCAAGACTGGACCCGCCGGGGCTAGTGGTACTGCGGGTCAGACTGGGGCGGTAGGGCCACAGGGACCACCGGGTCCGCAAGGACCGGCGGGACTGAAGTGCCCTCCCGGCTACACCGCCCAGACCTTCACCATCAAGGAAAAGAGCCAGACCCTCAACCTGTTTGCCTGCGTGCTGGGCTAGTTGATGTCACCCATCAGACGGGTGGTGTAGACCTCATCTCCATAGCCCAGGGCACCGATCAAAGCCGGGTCTTGACCAGCGACCGCGGTGACGTGTTGAAGCAGCGTTGGCGTGGTGACGTGCGAGTCGCCCACGACATCCAAGTCCGCTGTCGCCGTCATGGATACCGCCCCGCTGACGGTCGCCATCAGGACATCGATTTGCTATAGCTGCCTACCGATACGCTGAACGTGTCACCTTGGTTGGTCGACTTGATCGTGGAGAGCGCACCGAACCAACGCCTGACTGGCGTCGTGGCACTGTCGTACTCGTCCACTCCGACGATTGTGACCGGGGGCATATTGACGTAAGTCAGGGCGATGTTCGATGCGATGGTGCCGGCGCTGGGGGCAGCGAAAGTGATCTGCTGGCGGGCGTACTGGCTCCCGCCAGAGTTCACCACCTCTGTACCGGGGGCGCCGGCAGTGCCCATCGCTGTCACCAGGGCCACTACCACGGGCGGCACCACCGCCGGGTAGGTGGCCTGGCCCGAGCTTGCCGCCAGGAGCGCCCCGGCTTCAGTCGTCGTTAGGTTCGCCAACGCTCACTCCGAACTTTTCCTGAAGCATCTGGGTGTGATCTTCGGGCCGGCTCACGAGGAAGTCCCGGAGCCGACTGGGATCGGCTCCCTCCTGGGCGGCGCGCTCGACATCAGCACCGCAGATAGGGCACCCATCCTCAGCACAGCACTGGATGTGCTTGCTAACCGAGAGGTCGACACTCTGGCCGCTGACTGGGTGAGTCATGGCGAAATAGCTGAGGTGGTGCGGCTCCGTATCGGAGGCCCCACACTTGGCACAGACGCGTTCAGCTAGCTCTGGCTCAGTGGTAGACGACACCGCGGCTCTCCAGCCATTGGTAAAGGTGCTTGGACACCCGATAACGCCGGCCCCGGAGGAAGGTATAACTGGTGCCGGCGCCGTACGTCATGTCCTCTATGTCAGTGTTGACCCGGATGACTTTGAACTCCTCGTCAACCGTGATCGGCTCCGGTCCCAGGTCTTCTACCTCCAGGGCATTGGAGTATGGGGCCTTGGTGCGCTGCTGTGTAACCACGGGCTGGAGATCCTTCAAGGGGTCGTAACCAGGAACAGGTACTGAGGGGTCCAATATCGGGTCGGTGTCGACGGTCACCGGCTCCTCAAGCTCTCGGATGCGTTGCTCAGCATCAGGTGATAACTCCATCACCTGGCCGGTCTCGGCGTCCCAAATCCCCTCTTCCTCACGCACGAGGTCGACCTGATTCACCAGGCCGACCTCCTGCTGGCGTTGGGCAAGGTCTTCGGCGTTCTCCTCAGCCAGGCGATCCCGCTGCTGGCCGGTGAAGTCGCCTCGTGCGGCTCTCGGCATCGTCCCTTTTCAGTTCGTCCAGGCGATTACTACCGATTGGTCCGTTATGAGACCGAATCCCCAGATAGCATACCAACAAAGTGCATGTTCTCTACCGAAATCCAATACACCACCATCACGTAGCTCGACAGGCAATGCAATGGCGTGACCGAAGGCATTGTCGCCCAGGTACATGGCCCCGTGGACGACGCCGGCATTGGTGACAGCGCCCATGCCTGGAGGCCCGGTGTTGACGGCGTACTGGCGCACCTGGGTTGTCTCGATGTATACCACATCATTTAGACGACCTATCTCGCCTATCATGAAGTTTCCTGCTGCGGCGTACTTCGTGACCTCGATGAACTCAGGGTTGTCACGCAGCCGGCGGGACTGGTGAGGGTCCAGGAAGCAGACGTAGGTCTCACCGATCCTGGGGACGTTCTTGGTCGCCAGGGTCTCGACGGCGTCCTTGGTGACCGTCACGCTCATGTAGAAGGTGCCGGCCAGGGCGCTGTAGTTGGCAGCCACGACGCCTGCGTCATACGGGGAGAGCGGCGTCCTGGTAGCGGCAGGGGCGGGAAGCTGGTAGCCGAAGATGGCACTGGAGGCGGCGTACAGGGTGTCCCTGGCGCTGCCGTCCAGGTACTTCGCCATGTTCCTGCCCAGGAGCCGCGAGGACGAGGCCATCACGTCATCGAAGCTGGAGTTCAAGAGCAACTCGCTCACGGCCACGGCGTAGCCCTGCTCAGCCACCGTGATGGCATATTGTGATGCCGTGAGGGCTGCCGTCTGCATTCGTACACCTTCAACGAGTTGTGATGCATCTCCTAGGTTATTATATCTCATGAAGTTCACCTGGAGTCCAGGCTGAACGCCCAACTCGGTCTTTTTCACCGCAAACTGCTCATACCGGAGTACAGGCATCGACTGGAACAAGATCTCCTTGCTCCAGATGACCTGGATGGCCGGCGAAAGCTGAGAGTTCGTACCCGGATAGCCCGTGGGCGAGGCACTCAGCAGCGGGGTTCCTGTAATGCTGGATGGCACTTGCCAACCTCCTGTTTTCGGGTACTACCTCTGTTGCGCTCTGCGGCTTTCAGACGCTGCACGCAGCAACGCTTCACGGTCTTGAGCGTACTCTTCGGGGGTTAGATCCTTGATTTCACCCGCCGTTAGCGTCCTGGATGCTTGGCTGGATTCCATAGGACCGACTGGGGGCGCGGTCACGCCGGCCATGGGACGACCGGCGTTGATATTTCTCATGGCCGCGACGCTGTCATTTTTCATGTGTTCGGATTTTTCCACGAGCATTGCGATGGAAGCATCGATCTCTTCGGTGCTGTTACCAGCCACGAGGTCACGCAGAATGGGGACGATTTTGTCGCCCTCGTCTGCCATGCGCTGAGCCAGGTAGGTCTGGAGAGAGGCATGCCGGCGCTCCTGCTCCAGCATGGCAAAGGCTTTCTCCCTCTCCTGGCGCTCTGCCTGGAGGCGCTCCTCCCACTCCTGATCCTTCTTCTGGATCAGGTCGCGGAGTTCCATCTCCTCCTCGTCCTTCTTCTTTTTTTCGCGATCCGCAGCCCGCTGAGCAGACTGTTCGGCCTTGGCCCGGTCCTCCTCAGCCTTGCGGAACTGGGCCAGTTCATTTTCCAGGCCATCGGCACGAGCCTGCTCTGCCTGCACCCGAGCGCGCTCCTCCTGGCGGATGCGCTCGACATCCTCAGTGGTGAACGCCTGGGGCGGCTCAGTACCCACGCGCTGGTTGCGGTTGCCACTGGTGGGCTGGGCTGGGGCGGGGATGGTGACGGTGGTGCCATCATCAGGCGGCGGCTGGGCCTCGCCTTCAGGGGGTGCGGCGTTGGGGTCTACGTTGACATCGGTCACGGCGTGTTCTCATCCTCCTCAGGTTTGCGACGTTGCGGGATCGTGGTGCCGTGGGCCATTGTCACGATCCGCTGGTACATCTTCGCCACGTCGGCGTTGTCCTGGAGATTGAGACCAGGGGCCTGGGCGATCTTGGCGGCGGGAGCAGTGTTCACCTGGGGACCACCGGCAGACTTGACGCCGACACCACCATTGCCACCGCTCTTGCCGTTCCCGTTGCCGCCGGCAGCCGGCGGGGGTGGCATGGGCTGGGGGCCTTCGGGGCTGACCATGCCAGTCATGTTCGTGATGAGGGAGGCCACTTGGGCCTTGAGCATCTCCAGGGCAGCTTGCTGCTCCGCGTCAGCGACAAGCTCCTTGAACAACTCCTCCAGCTTCTCGTCGGGGAACTCCTCGCCCAGTTCCTCCAGGGCACCACGCTTGGACTCCAGCCCCAGGGCCATCTTGACCTGTAGCTCGTTGAGCAGCACCAGCTTGTCGACCGGGAGCGGCGGCTGGAAGTGGACCGTGTTCTCGTAGCTCACCGGGTCCATCGGGTCCAGCATCGGCAGGGAGTCGTCCCGCATGGGCGGGTCGAAGGTGTCGTTCCAGGTGAGGGTCTCTGGCTCCTTCATGTACATGGTCTTGAGGGCCAGGCGGTTGACCTCAGCGAAGCCCTCCCCGTACTGGGTGGCCTTGAGGTGGAACCGGTTCATCAACGGCTGGTACTGGATCGCCAGGGCCACGCCACTGGTGTTGGAGATGGCTTGCTCTTCGCCCAAGGCGGTCTTCGGCACACCGGTCATCTCATGCATGGCGCTCTTCAGCACCTCCAGCAACTTGATGGCCTGCTCGATGCCCCTTGGGTCGAAGAGCAAGTTTTCCACTTTCGCATCCTTGTTAGGGATGCTCCATGTTTGGTGGGTGCCTTTCTCCAGGTTACTGGCGCGTGCCCCGATTACCACCGTTACGGGAGCGGCATGATAGTTCACGATGTCGGTGATGTCGGTGGCTACCTCGTTGTAGGTGCGGTTAAGCACCGTCACGTCCATGATGTCGGGCATGCCCCAGGGCGACGAGGCGATAGGAAGGTTGCTGATGTGGACGATAGGTATCTCACCGAGCGGGTTCTCACGGGCATCGATTAGCTCATCGTTGACGTACTCCTCGATGCGCTCCTCAGTCAATAGCTCTGTGTAAGTGAAGACCTGGCGCGTCCCCTCTTGAGTTGTCCCCCAGAAGCGATACTTAAGCTTTACTCTGATCAAACGGCGGCGGTCATGTGGGTGCCACTCCGGGAATACGAAGGCACTGTTCAGGGGGAGGATGCGGACCCGTCCAGGATGCGGCATACCGGACGGGTCCACCCAGGGTTCTTCGTAGGCCACCTTGATGAAGCAGTCGCCCGTGACAGAACCCATGCTCCCCATCTCCCAGAGCAGGGAATCCTTGTTGTTGTCCTTCTCCCAGATACGTTGGAGCCTGGTGGGAACGATGGCTGCCGTAGCGTCCGGAGAGCGGAAGGACACACCTTTACCGAAGACGAAGTTGGTCGTGAAATCACTGAGAGCGCGGGTCCAGTTAAAGGTAAGCTGTGGCTCCCCTAGATCTGGACGCTGTGCCCAGTGGTATCCCAAATAAAAAGCCCAGTTCATAGCATAACGGTTGAGCCTGGGGCCATGCACCTCAAACTCTTCGTCAGCTAGCTCCACCAGTCCGAGCGGGCTTATCTGGATCGTTAGATCACTGGATGCGGCTCTATAACTGGGGGACTGGAACTGGATTGACATCAGTTAACGGGATTGGTGCCGGTCGTCTGACTCTTGTACTGCTCCTCCGTTATGGGCAGCCGGCGACGCTGCTGCTGACGCAGCCTCCGAAGGGCGGTCTGCTGAGCCAGTTGCTTGGTCTCCGACTGGGTCGCCAAGGAGGCATGGCGCGGCTTCACCCGGTTCGCCAGGACAGACGACTGGAGGATGGTGGGAGGGGCAGCCATTACTTCGGACCAGTGGCCGTGCCCCGGAAGATCTTCTCCACCATTCCCCCCAGGTCACTGGGCCTGGGAGCGCGGCCCGTCCTCCTGGGTTCCGACGACAGCGGGTTGGCGTGCGGGTCACGGCGGTCGTTCCAGATCGTCTGCACGTCCATGTAGTCGACGTTGACACCGTGGGTGGGGTAGTCATGGGGCACCGTAGGCATGAGTCCTCCTAAAAAATGCGGGTACGACCCTGCCCGAAAAACAGGGGTATTTTTTGGTACACTGGTGCCATGGCTTTTACCAACCGTGACGCATACGACACCGGACAGCGGCTCGCCCAGGAGCAGCCTGGCGTCGAGTACGAAGACCTGGACATCACCGGGGACGCCGCCAAGCTCGTGCGGCAGATCGATGAGACAGAGGACGACAACCTGGCCGTCGACATGGAGAGGGGCTTCCACGATGCCCGCCTGCGGACTCCCAAGTACGAGCCGCCCCAGGATTAGTCCTCACCACGATCCTCCGGATCAGTGATCCCCCGCCAGAACCGGCGCTGGGGGTGCCAGGAGGACGTTTGCCCTTCGGTCAGCACCATGCCCGATGAGGCTGAGGCGCGCCTGTGCGCCTCGATCATAAAGGCGTGAACACCCTTTTCCTTGCCCAGGTCTTGCACGTTGGGCACCCAGGCCGGGTTCTGGATCGTGGGCGGCTGGTAGCGACGGTTACGGATCTGCGGCTTGCTGCGTGGGTTGGCCGGGTTGTGTCGAGGATTGTCGATCATCTCCGACTGGCTGGGATCGTGCTTGGGGTTGGGGATCTGATACAACTCCGGGCGCCCGGTCTCCGGGTTCCTGGGAGCAGTTTGGGGTAGATCCTCCTCCCTGGCCTGGGAGAGGGCGTGAACATCCATAGGGCTGTCCGACGTACCGCTGGGATCGACGTAGCTCCGGTAGTAGGGCGTGATCTTGGGGCCAGAAAGGGCCTTGCCCATCTTGATCTCGCCCATGCGCGCCTTGGTCTTGTCACGCACCGGCTGTCCTTCGTTCTTGCCCCGGCCCATGCTGGGGAACTGCACGCTCAGGGGATCTTTACTGGGATCAGCCTTCATCTCGGAGAGGAGGCGTGCCGCCTTCTGAGCGTTACCCTGGAGTGCTACGCCCTCGACTTGCTCACCAGGGCGGAACTCCTGCGGGGTGGTGATGTCCACCCGCTTGCCCGCTTCGACGTGCCTGAACACCGCCTCAGCGTTCCTGCGCTCACCAGGAAGGCGCACCCGTGGGGAGCCAATGGCTCGCACAGCGGTAGCTGTCTGGAAGCTCACCCCATGCCGCTCTCCCAGCTTCTGGAGGTCGCCCCGGTTGGCCCCAGGGTCACGCCCGTAGACCTCCTTGTCCACCGAGAACGCCTTCTCCGGGTCCAGAGGCTTGGCGACTGTCGGGTCGGTGCCATGGTAGAAACGCTGCCCCTCCACCTCATACCGCTCATAGGGGCGCCCACGGGCCTTACCGGCTGCCACGCCGGCCTGTAGAGCTTCAGCAGCCCCCTTGTTGATCCTGCCCTGGATGGTCTTGGTGGCCCCATGCATGGTGACGCCGTACTTCGATTGCAACCGGGCCATGGTTTCCTGCCGGTCTTCGTGAGACATCTCCGACCAGGGGCCTGGCGTCGTCCCCTGGCCCAGAGCTATGGACTGAAGGCCCAGACGCTTGAACGTGGCTGTCCTGCCCAATGCCATTCGACTGCGCTGGGAGCCGCGGCCCCCAGTGACGGTCCTGATGTGAGCGGCAGTGTCCCGCAGCCGCTGCTCCCGCAGCCGAGGGTCGAACGACTCAGCCTGGCGTCGCGCCGCTTTGGCCTCCTGGCGCTTGGAACCCCGGAGGCCGGGGTCGAACTGACGGGGGTTAGCTGACTCAGGAACGGGCGCTACCACGTCGAGTGCCTCCAGGCTCCCTTGCCACGCACCACGTCGGCGCCACACTGCTTGCATTGGGCGGCTATCAAGCTCGTACCCCTGGGACCAGCCCTGACTGGACCCTGGGCCTCAGCAACATGCCCACCAGCGACTGGCGTCGTGCGCCGGCCTTCCGAGCGGCGATCAGGGAAGAGGTCTGGGCGAAGATCCATTACCCGTTGTGCCTCCCGCTCTTAGTGTTGGCGTACAAGGCCAAGGCCCGCCCCAGTGTCCTGTCGGTC